TACCGGATTGAGGATGCGTGCCGAACTCTTGGAAGAAACAATGCTTAAATGAGTGTCCGATACGATGTCGCACACGCTCATTCCATTTTCGAATGAACCAAGAAGGATCTCGAAGTGCCTGCTCATAATATTTCGGAGAAATGGTAATGGTAATAAAAATGGCCTGCCGAGATTCAGCCTTACAACGGGCTAATTCTCGTTCTATACGAACAAACCAGTCGTTTCGAAGACGACGCAAGCAATCCTCACACTTACCACAAGGAACCATAAGCCATTGACGGGAGACATCCCAAGGACGAAGAGCTAAAGCCGACTTATGGTCACAATCCACATTAAACCCTGTGCGAGGACGTGTCTTATCAAAATAACGACGGTTGCGAATCCATATAGGATGCTGACAGGCCATAATTTAAAAAATAGATTGTAAAATATCAATCCTATAATGAGGATTATCGCGACGCAAACGAACGGCATAATCTAAAGCGTCATGATGCTCTAAAAACCAAGCAACAATAATCCTCTTACGACCACGATAGTAACCGACCGAAAAACGGAAAGGACAGTCGGATACTACCTGAGGTCTGCAAGGGCAGTAAAAAGGATCCATTAAAGAACCTTACCGCCAACGGGGCGAGTAACGACGCGCGTGCCGTTACCGCGACTCTTTTTCTTTTTTCGTGCCATCGTCATTAAGTTTAAGTACAACAAAGTTAGGATAAAAATCCATACCAGCAAAAATTTTCAACGTGCAAATCGAAGAAACAAGCTGACCAAGGTTGTCCGAAGTAATAAAAGCCTTGCCTCCAAGAAGCGAATCAAAACGAACGAGAGGCGCCGCAGCAGGAGCAAGTTTCAGAAGGACAGCTTCAATATCAGTGTCAGGAACAAACTGACCCTGAGTTTCATCAATAGCGCCGGTAGTGAGATCATAAACAGGAACCTGAGGTGCAAGAATACGAATAACGATTTGTTTCATAGTTAAAAATTGATTTAGATAAAGTGTTACGCAATTTATTGGAAGTGGTAAGCAAATATTATGAAAAAAGGTTTAATGTTGTACCGCAAAGTAAAACAAAAAACCTTTACTGAAAAAGATCAAAATCGGAACAAAATTATTACTTTCGAGAACGACCGCGAATATCACTACGACGAACCATAGTGCCGCGAATGAATTCGCCATTCCCATCGTAATACTCCGTAGAAGTCTCAGACATGTGAACGGGACCTCCGGCAGCACGAGTCATAGCAGATCCAGCAGCAGCACCGACGGCACCGGAGAAGTAGCGAAGCATATCATAGCCAAGACGATTCTTCTCATTGCGAACAGACCAACGAGATTCAGCCTTCGAAAGATCTGCAGACGAAAGATCGAGAGAACGAAGCTCCATGGCGATCTGCTTACCAGTATAACGCTCGATTTTGGCCACCTTGCCTTTCTCGTCATAGCGAGGAACTTCAACTTCAACATTCCAGTTAACATCAAACCAGTTCTGGGCATCAGCAAGACGAACGCGAGCAAGAGCGGTATTAGCCTTAAGCTCACCGCCAGAGGCCATAGATTCGTAAGCACGAGCAGCATCAAGAGCGATCTGAGCATCGAGAACACGATCCATATACTCGACATTATACTTACGAAGTCCATTGTACTCCTCAACGTGCTTCGAATACTGAGCAACAAGATCCTGGAACTTATAGGTGGCAGAAAGGTCGGCATAAGCAGCATCAGCCTGATAAATAGTAGCAAGAGCCTGATTCATTTCAGCAACAGCCTTAGCATTCTGAACATCAGAATTCCGAATACTACGATTGAGTTCAGCAATGGAGTGATAGTACTCAGGAGTCTGCAGTTTTGCTCGAATATCAGCAGCCTCAGCACGATCACGATCGGCAGCAGCGCGATCACGATCTGCAGCAGCAGAAGAAGCCATGAGAGCAGAAGCGCCGCCGGTAGCGGCAGAACCAAGACCAGCTATGGGACTCGAAAAATCCATAGGACCAGCAGAAGGACCTGAAGCACCACCAACTGAAGCACCACCGGCAGACATAGTAGCATTAACTCCAACACCAGAGGAACCAAGAACAGCAGCAGGGGTGACACCAGCCTTCAGATAGCGATCAAAAACCTTAGAAGGATCATTATAAGCGTTCTCATAGTCAAATTGCTTCTGCCAATTGGCATAATTAAGCTCAGACTGCTTCTGCAGTTGCTCGAGAGCGTACTGCTGTTGAAGAGCCATCTGCTTTTGTTGATATTTCCACTGACGCTTAAGGCCAGGCTTAAAAATACCGCCAGCGGCATTACCAAGAATAGAGGTGCCAGCACCGATAAGAGCACCAGTAGTAACGGGATCCATAGCTAAGGGCGTTTAAAATTACCAATCTGTTCGTAAGTTATGGTAGTCTTTGTCGTATCTCCAGACTTGACAGAGGAAGCGGACTGGACGACATAGTGTCGCGTCGTACACGAGCTGAGGAAAAAAGCCGCAAGGGCAGCCACGATCGACGTAACCAACGTCCAAAACTTTTTGGAGTATAAAACATCTTTAAGAGTCATGATAAAGAGTAATTAAAGAACGATAGAAAAATGCGCGGCCACTTAGAGACGCGTTGATTACTTAAGCAACTATGCTACAGGGATTTCACCAACTCATCCCAGTAGTCCCGCGCACGTAGCATATATTGTCTAGTAAAGAGAGATCTATTTTTCTTCAGGATTTAGTATTTTAAGGGGTGATAACCAAGGCAAAGCCCTGATTATCACCTCTTTGCGGCCGGACAGAGCAAGGTCATTTACCTTCGCCTGCGGCTTCGGTGGTTGCAGGCTCCGCCTGCTTGCTCTTGGCCGACAACGTACAGTCAATCAACTCCTGACCAACTTCGAGACCGTCGAACTTGTCCATACGGGAGAAACTGTTGGGGTCGAAGTTAATATCGGGGTCGAAGCGTTCACGCTTATCCCAGTCCGACTGCTCGGCAGGAACATCGGGGCGACCAGGGAGAACTTCCACGGAACCAGAACCATCCAAAACGGACTGGATACGCTCACCTCGAGAAATATACTGAGGAGGGTCCTCGAGTAACCAAGTAAGTGCCATAATGTAAAATAATTTTATCGATTTGACAAACGGGTTGCAAAAGTCTTGTTAACCAAATTCTTCTTTTGAACGGCGTACGACATGTTGACAAAGAAATTATCCTCCAAATTAGAGGAAAAAGGATTATTAACAGTAGAAAGGTCTACAAAAAGGCAAGGATAATAAGAAGAACCAGGAATCGAACCGCTCGAAGAGGAAGTGACAACAGCACGCTGAAGAACCCAATACGCATAAAGAGGAGTAACATGGCCTTCAGCAGGGTCTTGATAATAATACTGAAGACTTCCGAGAACCTCGTCATACGAAGAACGGAACTCATTGAAACAAGGCTCAGAAGCAAAAGAGGCGCCGGAATTACCATTAAAGAATATACGCTGGGCAGGAACATCCTGATAACCGATATCGTTATAGATAGGATTAAAATAGTCAGAACCCTTGTACATCAAATAGTCCGGAGTAATGAACGACCAATAATACACCGGTCGAATCGAAAGCATGTCAATCATGTAACCGGGCTCATCGAAATAATACGTCTGCGAACGACCAAGTTTAGTATTAAAGGCAATAGCACCGCCTTGCTGACCGAGGGCATTGGTGATATTATTCTCTCCAATAGAGCCGGCGAAATTGCTATTACCTGCCTGATTCATGACAACTTGCACGTTGACCGTCTGAGAAGCGGCGAAGAGCAGTTTCGGGCGATCGACATGGGAGATCTTCGAAGCGAAGAACGTTTCGAGCCAATCCGAGTAACGAGATCCACCCGCGCCGAGAAGATCCTTGTACTCCTGAAGACGCGAAGCAATAGCCAGCTGAGGAATAGTCGAAACGCCTGTCATAGAAATAGCGTCCGATGTCCCGGTAGGAATAAGGCGACTGAAGCGATCGGGGTTTGAAGGAACAACGGCCATCGGGTGGGCGACGAGAAAAACAGAAAGCGAAGAAACAGCCGTCGAACCATTAGTAGCAAACTGGCCGGAAGGAGCAGCGGAATCCGAACCCAAAGAAGTAGTGGTAGGATAACGACCACTTACAGGATAACCGTTACCTTCAGCACCAACATCACTGCCAGTAGATTTCAAATTCGAATAACAAATCTGAAAAAAAAGATTGCCACGATTATAAGTCAGATTAGGCGAAGAAACAGCCGAGGGATAAAACTGCGACTCGTAAAAAGCATCGAGAAATTCCAAGTTACCGTAAACCTGAGTAAAAAAAGACGCCGAAGAAGAATAGAGCCACTTATCAGTCGAATCGCCGGACGAACGATAAAGCGACCAAGAAGCAGGATAAGCATAAGAATACAAAGACCATTGAGAATACGAATAATAATTACGAACAATGTCCCAGTAAGCCAAATAAGTATCCGCATTCCTCCACTCATCGTCATTAACATCGGCAGGCAGAGAAACAGAAGTCTGAGGAGTAGAATCGCCGGTGCTATAACGATTATTCAAACGAAGCCAAGACATCAAAGAATTGGGATAAGCAGCACCGAAACGAGAATCCGAAAGCATCAAAGCATTAGGCTGAGACGAAGAAATCCAATTCAAAGATAAGTTATTCATGTCGAATTTACTGCTGTTCGTCCTCATCTCGGGGTGGTACAACTGGAGCGGCACCCAAAAACGATGAAGCCGTACCGTAAAAGGATTAAACGACGGCACAGCGAGAGGGTTGGAGCGTACATCAATACCCTGTTCAATAGTCACCCGGTCACGGGCGTTGATGAAGTCGATACGAACAGGGTACAGAATTCCAGGAGTGCAAGTGAATGCCTTGGACTCCGGGACATCGTAACGAGAATAACCGTTGACGACGTGAGAAACAAAGGGTTGTTTTCCCATAGAAATTTATATTAAAGTGAGACCATAATGATCGTGCCAAAACTGGACAATATCCCGGTCCAACCAGGGAGGAGCCTGGATGTCCGGAATATTACCAGCGGAAGAAAATTCACGGAACTTTTTCAACTCCCATGAATACGCCTCTCGAGAGGATAAGGCGGAAGAGGGAAGCGCCAGCTTAACACACAAATCAACGATGCGACGCACCAAAGAAGAGCGGCTAAAACGTGCATAAGCATCAGCAGAACGAATCGCGCGCTTCTGCTCGTCTTTCGGTTGCAAATATCGGTTATAGTACCGAGGAATCGCATAATTAAACGTGCGACCAGTGCCAAGATCGGTATAAGACCAAGTCGACACAGAAAAAGAAGGAGCACGGCGAGTACCGAGATAATCACCAACGCCAGCAGATACGAATTTTCTCGTATAACGCTTATGTTGGAGGAGGTGAGCCAATAAAGTAGATTTTCCATCTATAGTAACAGTTTTTCCGTCGAGTTGAGCGGGATCGTACGAAATATGCTTGACGACGTATTTAACGCAGTATCGAGCACGCTTATGTGAAGCTTTCGAGAGCCATACATAACCAAGGTCAGAAACAGCGGCCCGGATTGTATTGTACAACACATCTGTTCCGAAAAGGAATCCGTGGAAATGCAGACGCGGTTCCATACCGGATTGAGGATGCGTGCCGAACTCTTGGAAGAAACAATGCTTAAATGAGTGTCCGATACGATGTCGCACACGCTCATTCCATTTTCGAATGAACCAAGAAGGATCTCGAA